CGCATCCAGCCCCTGTCCCCCAGGTAGGTCTACTCGCCCCGACGTCACTCCACCATCGAGACTGGCCCATACGTTCCAGTTATTCCCAGAGGCGGCGTACTCACTGGCCAGCACGACAAAAACGCCTTGTTGGTCGCTCGACAGACACCAGAACGGCGCGGCGCCTGTAAATGCTAATGCTGCCCGCTGCGTCCAGGATGTCCCATTATTGTCTGATGTATAGAGATACTGGACGCCACCCGACGATGCGACACAGGCCCAGCGTTGGTACAAGGCGTCATATGCGAGTGCCAGAGGTTGCGCTGGAAGCCCGTGCGCGGCAGCGGACCATGTGATCCCGTCCGCCGATGTTGTTTTATTTGTCGAATCCAACGCGAGCCATGTAGCATTTGCCGCGTCCCTGGTATGTCTCAGGCAACCGGGGAGCACACCGCCGACAAGGCCTGAAGTCCTTGCTGTCCAGACCGCGCCGGCCGGGCTTGTGTCGATCTGTCCAGTGGAGTCACAAATGGCCCAGAGTCCTGATCCGTCGTGGTCGACAGCGCGCCAGTCTGCCCCAGTCGACGCCGGCGTTTGGATCGTCCATGACGCATATGCTAGTGATCTCGCAAGGAGATCCACACCAGCGCCATCGTCACAAACCGCAATGCGGTTTCCCGCCCCGTCGCTTGCGATGTCCACATATGTGCCCGGGAGCGCACTACCTACGACAGCACCCCATGGCGTGTTGGGCGGGTTGATCAAGAGCTTTGTCGACTCATCGGCCCACGCGATGCCTTGTCCGCCGGGCGTATATGCTGTTACAGTCGGATTGAAGTAATCCCCGGAATCATAAGATGTTATCGTGTTGCCCTCGAGGTTCAGCGCGGTGAAACATTTATTTCCGGCATCATAGCAGACCGCCCCCGGGTGCCAGAGCTGTGCCGATAGGGGCGGCCAAGGCACTGCTGAAACTTGGGTGAAGTCCGCCGCCGTCCAGTTCCGCGAATGTACACCGCTGACCCAGCGAAGCCACGCCGCGGCCTTGTTCCTCCACCAATTCGTTTCTTCGGCGGGTGGGCGTTCTTCCGGGATACGCCCGGTCGCGATCTTCCCAGCGGCCGGTTCGACCTTGTTTGGCTGCCCGGACCACGGGTCGCCTCCTGCGGCGTGGTTCGCATTGGTCGCCCAGTCTAGTCTTCTCGGCTTGCTCATGTAAAAGTCCCCGCACTACGGCCGCCTGTGCTCGCGTCGTACACGGACCCGGCCCCTGTGTCCGCGTCGTACTCCTCGGTCGCGTACGTGCCCGACGCCTGGAAGGTCTCGTCTAGATCGTACGTCGAATAAACGAAGTCCAACCGCACGCCACCGGGTTTCGCGATGCCCATGAACCGGAACGTATCCAGCGGGTAATCGCACCCCGTCACGCTGACGGTATACGCCGCGGGCGGCGTATCCCATATCGCGGAGGTCTCGACGCCTATAAGGTCAAGGATTTCGTACAGATCCCCAGCTTGGCCATGCGACCGGTTTGTTTTTATCTTCGCCCGAATGAACGGTCGGTATTCCGCGTCGGTCTTCTCGCCTCGAGGCTCTCCGACGATCCGGCCAAGGATGTCGAGCTGCGCGCCTACGGCGGTGTCGATACGGATACCCTCGTACACGTCCCATGTCACGGACTCGAAGGGCTGCGCGGCGTCGACAATGGCCCGGAGGAGAGCCTGGAACTGGGGCTGATCCCCCTGGTACATCCAGAGCGAGTACGACACCGCGCGCCCGGCGAGATCCGTCTCCTCTTCGAGTCCGATGTCCGCGGACGGCGAGGGCGTGGCCAAGACGAAAGAGAAGGATGTCATAGTACCGTCACCCCCGTCGTGTCGAGGTCCGCGAGCTCACGGTCAGCTACGGTGAGATTTATCGTGCCCCAAGGGTCTCCGCTGAACCTGATCCGAAGCGTCGCGTCGAGGACGCCGTCGACCTCGAAGCAGACCGCGACCAACTGATTTATGATGACGTCATCTCCTACACCGAGATTCGCATCCGCCCAGTCCGCGAGGTACGCCTTGAAGTCCGTGTCCCCGGGGTACTCGTCCGCGTCCGTGGTCAAGGTCGCCTCGACCTGGAGTGTCAACACCGTCACGTCGGTGAAGCCGATCTGGTGACTAATTCCCGCGTCGTCCACGTGACCCACCACGGTCGACCCGTACGCCTCGATACCCGCGGCCTTGGAGTCGTAGATCTGCGCCGCCAGGATCGCGTCGGTGAGCGGCGGGTCCGTCCGATGGACCACCACCTCGATAGACTTCCCCGGCCGTCCGGCACCATCGGTGATTAGCGTAGTGTTCTCGTACGTTTTCGCGTACAGGGCGCCGTCGAGATCCAGGACGTCCGCGGTGATCGCGTCCGTGTTCGTTGAGCCGCCTTTCGCGATTTCCTCCTCCCGCCGGAGGCGGAGCTCCGTGTCGGTCTCCTCGGCAAGCCCCTCCGTCGCGTCCGCGGCGTTGGTTACGCTGTTCCACCCGACCACAGGCGTGGCGATGACGGTGATCGTTCCGGCGAGCGCCTGGATCGGCCCCGTCTCGGACGCCGTGGCGGTGACGTCATAGTTTCCGGCCCCGACGGACGTAACACCGGTGTCCGTGATCCAGCGGTTCGTTGGGTCTCCGGATACGTGCGCGATAGACCCGGCAGGTACGGTCGTCGCGGCGTCGAGGTTCAGGGTCAACGTGACCGTACCGTACGTGGCGGCTCGACGGTTCGTCCCGGTGAGAGCACACAGAGCTCCCTGCGCGTCGCCTGTCGCGTCGTCCGGGTCCATGGCGGTGTAGACCTCCTGGAGGAGCTCCATGCCCGCCTGGACCGCCTCGGCGAAGAGCTCGACGAGCTGGCCGTCGGGCTGATCCGGACTCAGGTCCAGGTTTGCACCGCATGCGTTCCGCACGGCGGTCTTTAGGTCCGCGATCCTGGTCGCGAGGTCGTCTATCTCCAGCCCTGCAGCGGTTAGCTGATCGGTCATACGCCCACCCCATACGGGAGATCTAGGTCCGCGACGCGGACGGTGTAGCCCTCCTCCGCCACGGCCTCGATGGAGATCGACGCAGAGCGATCGGCGCCCCGCACGATCTCGACGGAGCTGACGGACCCCACACCGGGAGTCCGCTCGACAAGTCGACGAAATATCTGGCGGATACGCGCGTCCGTAGCGCCTTTGGTGGTTAACTCTTGGAGCCAGGGTGTGCCCTGGCGCTGGTCGAGATACCATTCGCCGCGGTGCCAGAGGAGCCGACAGCGTATCCGCTGCGCGAGCATGTCCGGCCCCTCGGGAAGGGGGACGAATTGACCGTTCGCCATCTGGATGTCACCGATGTTCGGATTTTCCGCGTCCGGGACCGTCACGAGGCGAAAGAGAGACGCCATCACACACCCCCGACCCAGCGCACGAAGCCACCCCAGGGGGCCGCCGACGGCTTCGTGCGCTGGGTCCGACGGATCATGGCACCCTCACTTTGGTCGAGATCCAGGTCCCGGCCACACCGTTGTAATACTCCGTGATCGCGTTCTGTAGATCTGTGGTTACCGGCCCGAATGGTCCAGCGGCCGCATCGACAGCCGCCACCCACAAAGTTAGCGCTGTCAGAAACCCATTGTTCGGTGGCGCTGTTATCCGAGACATGAACGCCGCCCAAGTCGTCGCCCGAAGGACACCTTCGGCGGCGTTATACTCCGACAGCCGGACGTCCGTCCCAGGGAGAACCGTCGTCCCGGCTATATGACTCCGCGGATTCGCCGCGGTGCGGAGCCCGGCGATGGCTACCGCGCCGTGCACGCCGTGTCGACCATCGTCGTCCGGCGTCCCGGCCTCGCCCTGGGATCTCCACAGACCGATGTCGCCCTCGCAAAAGACGAGGAGGACGGTGTCACCTTGCGTAAGATCCCCATACGCCACCGGCCAGACCACCGGGACCGACGGGATTATCGGGAGCGCCGCGCCGTCCACGTAGAGCTGTGGTTCGACATCTGCGGTTTGTGCGGCCTGGTCGTATGTGTCGATTTTTCCAGGCATCGCGGTATGTATCCTCCGGACCTTCGTTTCGAGAATCTCCTCGAGCACCTCCGTCCAGGTCGGTTCGTCCGCCATCAGTACCGCTCCAGAGTTAGGTGTCCGTACCAGTCCTGGCCGCTGGTCGCGCCGCGGTACGTCACCCTTTTGATCCTGAAAGATCCGTCCACCACGGCGGACTGCAGAACCACTTGTCGACCTGGTGTAAGTCCTGGTATGAGCAGCGCGGTAGCAGCCACCGTGTCGTCAATATCCACCGCGGGAGATCCAACTAGGCCGGTCTCCGGGGATAGGCGGACGGCCGTCTGCCTGAGGGGAGTGCTCCCCCGGAGGAGCTGCAACACGCCGTCCTGGACCGACCACGTCAGGCCCGCGGACCGGACGAGACGGTCGAGCTCCCGCCAGGCACGACCGCTCACCACGGTGCCTTCGGTATAGATCTGCGACCCTATGCCGATGGCGGTCAGGTTGCCCTCGCCTATCTGCATAGCATCGATGACGTACCGCATGACGTCGATGAGTGACGTCCCCGCGCCGAAGGACCGCTGGATCTGCGCGTCGGAGAAAGCGTTTCCACCGTCCTGGGCCTCTACCGTCGTGACGATGTCGACGCTATCCGCGGCCGTAAAGACGCGTCCCGCCCTGCGCCGACGCCTACGTCGCCGGGACTCCGCCACGTAGGCGGTCCCGTTGAACAAGGTTGCCAGGTCGTCCTCGTATCCGGCACGCACGATAACACGAATGTCGCTGCCCTCCTCGAAAGATCTCCGGTGGTCGGATGACAGGTTGAACACCCGGACCGTCGCCTTATTTGGGGTGCGTGTGATGTCCTTTGAGATCTCGAAGGAAGCGTCAAGGGAGTCTCTCGCCCAGTCTCCACGGACCCGCAGGGTCCCGATCTGGATGTCCCATTGGCGCTTCCAGAGCTCCATCACGCCGCCTCTACGTAGACGAGCAGCATGCGCCCGGCCAGGTCACGTAGGCCCGGGTCCGTGCCGTTGCCCTCGAGGTCATAGATCCAGAGATCCCCCGGGGGAAGGTCTCCCGTGGCGTAGCGCTGCAGCAAAGGCACGTCCGCGACGACCTTCTGCCACCCGGCTAGGACCGTGCCGTCAGGGCTGCCGACCGAGAAAAACCACCGAGAGACCCGACCATTCCAGCGGAACGAAAAAACGTACTCCACGCCATCCAGCACGACGTTTTGCGTAAATGTCGAAGTATCGGAAACCATACGGATTTTTTGGACTACGGTGCTCATCCGAAAAGGCTCCCTATGCGGTCAAGCCACGACCGCATTTCCGCCCGGTTCGCGGCGGATGTCTGCGGCGTAGGCGGTGCATCGTCCGTCGTGGCCTCGTCCGTCGCCTGCCTGCCCCGGTTCCGCTGTCTCCGTCCGCGTTCAATCTGCGGCGCGGGTGCTTCGACATCCTCCGAATCCACGCGCCGGATCTCACGCGCTTCGATCGTCACATGGAGCCCGTCGCCCGTCTGCACGGACCGGGGTTCGCGGACGTTCGTGACGATCATGTCTTCCCATGTGCCGATGCCCGTGGTGATAGACAGGATCTGCCGAGTCGTCCGGAGGGTCTCGAGCTCCTCGCGGACCCCGGTCGGGTCCGACGCCACCACGCAGTCCAACACGACGTGCCGCAGGCCGGGCTTGGCGTGGTCGGATATATCCGACGCGCGCTCGATAGCGTGGTCCGTCACCTCGACCCCTGCGGCGTACGACTCCGACACCGCTCCATCGAGATAGAGCCGCCGGTAGTTCGTCACGAGGGTATCTCCGCCCTCCTCGGCGGTGACCGTGCTCGTCGCAAGCCACTCGAGGTAGATCGTCATCCGGTCCCTCCGAGTGTACGGCGGACCTCGCGGAGCTGCCGGGTCTGTGCCTCGCGCATTTCCTCGCGGACTACCTCGCGGGTCTGCTCCGGGTCTCCGGCCTCGTTTACCGTGACGGTCATGGTCATCGGGGAATCTATGGAGATCTGTTGCTCGACCGGTGACGGGCCGAGGATGCCGCGCTCGAAATCGCGTTGTGCACGGAGCTCGGCGCGCTCCTGTTGACGGAGGCGCTGTAGGTGCCGCTGGCCGGCGCCGCGCTCGACCGGGTCTCGGGCCTCCTCCCTCAAAAGCCCACGGACGCCGCCCGTGTACAGGCGACCCAGAGCACGCAGAGCGGCGGGCTGTGCACGGCCACGCTCGTACCCACGGCGCGCCTCCTCCCGCTCCCTAGGGTCAGCGATGTCCGCCGATACATCCTCAAAGCCTAAAAATCCACGTATCCGGCCCTCTAAGTATCCGATCCACCTGGAAAGATCCTTCACCGTCTCACGAAGGATCGCCATACGTTCTTCCGCGGCCTCGGCGCCCTCGAACGCCGCGAAAAAACGCTCGATCGCCGAGTCCCCGCCCCGCATGGCTGTGATGATGTCCTCCGCCACGAGGAAGAGAGCGACAAACGGCGCCAAGGTGGCGAGCGCAGCGATGGCCGCCGGACCCCAGGCGACGGCGACGGCGACGCCGGCCGTAACTAGAGCGGCCTGCAGTGCCGAAGAATTCGCCAAGAGGTCCGCTATCGCAGGCGTGGCCCTCTCGAGAATCCCCAACAATTCTCCCAGCTTTTTCGATGCGGTCTCGATGGCCGGGGCGAGTGCCACCGCAAGGCGGTTTTTCGCCGCTGTCCAGCGCAGGTTGAGATCCGCCTGGGTCTCGGTGATCCTCTGCGTCGCGCGGACCAGGGCGGGCATGTCTCGGCCCGCCGTCCTCGCGGCCTCCCGGCGGTATTCCCGGATAGCCCGGGTGCCCTGCCGGAATAGAGGGAGGAGCCGGGTCCCGGCATCGGACATGAGCTCGTCGACAGTGAAATTCTGAAGCCCCGCTTCGACGTTGTCGTTCAACGCCGTGGTGAAAAGATCCATCAGGCCCGTGGCGTCGTTTACCAGGGGCCGGAGGTCGTCGATGCTCAGACCGACACGCTGGAACATCTCGGCCTGGGATTCTCCCCCGGAGATCGCGTCCTGCGCCTTGAGTTGCAGCTCCTTCAGTGCGTCCGTCACGTCGTCCGTCGACGCACCCACACGCGCGGCGGCGTGCTGCCAGCCGAGCATGTCTTCCGTCGAGATCTGGAGCCGCTCGGACCACAAGCCGAGCTCCCGGGTGGACGTCACTACGGACTGTGTGAGGCGTGCGAGGCCACCGATTACCGCCGCACCGCCGACAAGCCCGGCGAAAGCGCGAATAGACCCCGTCGCATCCGTCACGCGCTTGTCGAGACCCTCGACGCTGCGCTTCGCGTCCGTAACCGCCCGATCTCCTTGACGAAGCTTCCGATCGTCGAATTCTACCCCGAAGCGGGCGAAGACCTCACGAAGTGCGGGCATGGAGATCCTCCTCGGCGTCGAGGATTGTGTGGGCGTCGAGGACGTCCAGCAGGGTCCAGGACTCGCGGAGCTCTGTGAGACGGGCGTATCCGGCGCGGACAATGCGCCATTCGAGCCAATTTATGTGCTCGGGCAGCGTCACGGACTTGCCTTTAGCTCGCCGAGGGCGCCGCTTAGGCGCCTCCCGGCACCGGCGAAAAAATCGCGGTACTGCACCTCGAACGCGAACACGATCCAGGCCAGGCACTCGCCCGGAAAAAGCGCCCACCAGTGATCCTGCGTCTCGGGGTCAAGGCGCCGTGTGCGCCCCTCGTCGTCTACCTCCGTGGCCTTACCTAGGGTGGCGAAAATCTTGTCCACGTCCGCGGACCCCATGCGCCCGAGGAGCTGGAGGAGCGCACTGGCCGCGGCCGACGCGTCCATGTTGACGAGGGACGAGAGGGCCGCCTTGGCGTCTACCTCCGAGACGATCTGGAGGAGCGACGGCCCGAGTACCTGTTCCGACAGGGCGAGCAGGAGGCGCGACTCACGAAATGCGAGCCGGGTCACGGTGTAGGTATGCTCCCCGATCTGTCGGCGTTCCGTCGGGAGGTTCATGTCCATATCAGGCGCCTACTCCGAATTGGTAGTCCGCGTCGGCCAGGAAGATCTGCCACTGCCTGTCGCCGACGACGTTACTGTCCGAAATGTCAGGGTATTTCTGGACCCTGGCTTCCTCCGAGTGTACATAGTCCCCGTTCGGCCACCTACATTGGAAGGTCACGGACGACCGGGACTCGGCGTACCTTTGGAGGATCTGGTTCGCGGGGGAATCGTACCGGGTGGTGATCGTCACCATACCCGAGCGGTCGAGGATCTTGTTCGACACGATCGTGCCGTCGGTACACTTCGTGTTCTCCCATTCCTCGGATTCCCGAGTGATCTCGATGACTCCGCCCTCGCCGAAGCCGGTCATCTCCCGACCACCGACGTAGAGCGCGAGCCCGTCTAGCGCATAAACCGTCATACCAGCTCCCCTGTGATGTAAAATTGGCGGATACCCTGGGACAATTGCGCCCGCCAGGTCAGGCCGCGAAAGATCCGGTTCGCCTTATCCGCCGCGAGCTGCGAGTCCGCCGGAGTATAGTCAAAGTCGAAGGTCGAGCGACCCTCGGAGTCCGTCAGGACCAGGGCGTCCCCACCCGCCGCCGCGGCGTTGTTCGCGGTGGACTTCAGGACCTTGAGGATCTCCGCCCCTGCGGCCTCGGCACCTTTGTCTGTGTAGGGAACCTTGGGGCTCTGTCGCAGAAGGTTCCAGATCGCCTCACGTATCCGGAAGGTCAGGTAGTCCTTGAGGTGTTTGATGTCGATGTACGACCCGTCGGCGAAGACCGCCTCCTGGAAAATCCCCGCGTCGCGGACCACCTGCACGTACATGTTCGCATACTCACCCTTGAGTGCCGAGATCGCCGACGCGCTGAGATCCGAAGCGGTTACGCCCACATAGGACTTGAACATCCAGTCTATCGCGCCAGGAGGCCACGGGAGGGAATACCCGAGTGCCGCACAGGCCGGGTACTCCGCCATGGAGTGTTTCGAGTAGACCATGGCGGCATTCGTGTAGGCGGCTGTGCTCATGGTCGATGCGAGGCCGCTGCCGGACTCGCAGTCGAAATTCTGGCAGCCCACGAGTACGATCTTCTCTTCGCTACTCAGGGCGGCGGCCAGGCCCGCGCCTTCGGCGTCCGAACACGAATCCAGGGACACCGCATACCAGTCGTCGTCCTCCGCCCGGAGGGCGGTGAGGTCCGCGGCCAGACCCGGATCTGCCGTGGCATCGTCGAAGGTCATTTGCGCGAGGTCGTCGAAATACCAGATTTCGCCGTCGTTCGCCGGAGACACGGCGTCGAGCTCAACGTCGTTCGCGTTCGCAGCGATAGTGAGCTCACCCGACCCGCCAGACCCCCAGCCCGACGCGTCGTTATTCATCTGCAACGCCATGGCAGTGGCTTCAGCGGGAATACCTCCCCCGCCGCCTGTTTGCGTGTAAGTTCGTGTCGTTCCGTCTTTCGTGATCGAGCATGTGATCGTGCCCGAATCCGCTGTGATGGTGAGGACGTACGCGGCGGTGAATGCAGTCGCCCGGCGACCGACCTTGAATGACGAGACCTTCCGGTCCTGCGAGAGCAGGGCCTTGGCCATGTAATAGACTGGGTCCGTCACCGCGAAGCCGTCCGCGACCATGCCCGCCAGGGATGTGTACTCGCGGACATAGTCGCCCCATTTCGTGTGATACGCGAGCAGGAGCGGCGTGTCGACCGTCTGGACCTTGATCCCACGCGCCGCCACCGAGATGCTCAGGTGGATATAGCTGGTGATCGCTTCTGCCATCAGGGAAACTCCCCGGAGATCGTGCCATCCGGCGACAGATCCCCTGTCATGTCAACTGTTTCTATCCAGGTGTTCGCGGCCTGGTCCTCCGCCGACGTGTCGGCGTAGAACAGCATGTCCATCTGCACCATGTTCACGGCGCGGTCGTGGATCTCTTCCTCGAAGGTCACGGTGGAGCGGACCTCCGAGAAACCTACCGAAAAGGTTTTGAATGTCGGTGCGTACCGAATCAAGGAATCCCTAAGTATTTCGGTATAGTGGAGCGAGTCCTTGTCGTCCGCGAAAGAATGGGACCAAACTTGGACCTCGAGGACAAATGACCGGAGACCACGCTGTCGTGGGTAGAGGTCGTCCCCGTCCTCGCGATAGGTCAGGGAATCCCGGCCGACCATCTGCGGCGACGAGATCCGGAGCTCCGCCCATGCCTGGGGCTGCCAGTCGTTCGGTCGACGGCGCCAGTACGTTTTCAGGCCCGTGGTGGAGGTCACCCAGGTCGCGAACCCAGCGCGTATGGCGGACAGGTCCATCAGTCGTCCTCCTCCACGGCGTGCGTGATGGAAGACCAGAGCTGGCCTGTGTTGATCAGAGGCGTGTTAGATCCCTTGATTTCCTCCCAGGCTCTCGAATTGGGCGGAGGGACTCCATGGTCGGAGATCCTTTGCTGGATCTCTCCTACGATCTGGTTTCCGAAGTGGCCCATGGCCTCCCGAGGGGGCATGCCCTGGATGATCTCCCGGCCCACGTTCCGCTCGTAACGCTTCAGGGTCCGTTCGTTCTGATCCACATAGTCTCGGAGCCAGGACCTCCTCGGGACGCCAATCCCGAATTCGTTTTTCGTGGCGACGTCCACCACGGTGAGCTCGGGCTCTTTCTTGTGGGCCTGTACGGCGTCGGACCCGATGACGCCCACCTTCACCGACATGGTACGACTCAGGCGCTCGAGGAGCGCCTTCGCGCCCTTGTCGATGTCTTTCACGCGAGACGCCATGAAGATCCGGCGTCCTTCCTCAGGTCGAGATAGTCCTGGTAATAGATACTCCGGCGGGATTTCTCACTCAGTCTCCCGCCGCCGCCGTAGGCCGTCGCCGCCGCGAGGTGGCAGGCCAACAGCATAACCCCGTCGTCGTACGTGTCGCCCCAGATCCCCTCGTCGATCTGATTCTCGGCCTGCGAGATCGCCGATGAGAGGACATCGTCCGGGGTGTCGTCGAACTCCGGGTGTGCGGCGCGGAGGCTGGCGAGTGTCACTGCCACCTCACTTCACCGCCAACCACCCGGCGCGCTTCCACACGTCGACGGAGGGGCTCCTCAGGTGCTTCGTGTCCACCACCTTCGTCTCGCCCGCCTCGATTACCACACCGGGTGCGAGGACGATAGCCCCGGGCTTCCGCCCGAGTACCGCCGGCCTGGTATTCGTCACTGCTTTCGTTGCCATGATCAACACCCATCCATGTATGTAATCCCGTATGGTTTCGGGATGATAGTGCCAGCGCTCCTCGCGTGGAGGATGGTTTTGTAGACCAGATTTTCCAGTTGCGGCGCGAAGATCTCGAGTGGTTGCGTCAGCCGCATGAAGAGCACCGACGGCGACGCCTCGAATGCGACCAGACGGGGTCCGGTACCGGCGGCGTCCGCCAAGTCGAGCTTGTGCCAGGGCTGAATCCGCGTGATTGACGTATTCCGGATGAGCCAGTTCGCGACTGTGTCTTCGATGTCCGCCTGCTTTCTGTTCAGATACCCCCATTGCGCGGTGCCGCAGAGGAGTGTGTTCGCCTCGCGGGTCTGCAGGGACTGCGAGTAGACCCCGTTGATCAACGCGAGGACATCATTCGTGATCTGCGTCCCGGTGGCTGCCGACCACGTCCCCGTGATAGCTGACACGAGATTCACCGATGAATTGTTCACGAATCCCGCCACGTTGTTTTTCGTCGAGCCGGTCGCGGCCAGCGTGTCGAGGGCCTGGTTGATTCCGAGCTGCGCCGCGTCCGACTTCTGCATCTCGAGCGGGACACCGGTGAGCTGGCTCTGCCGGATCGTGTTGACGTCCATGAGGTACGACAGAGCATAAGGCACCACATTGTGAGTAAATTTCTCGGCGTACACCTCGGCGGTACGGATGTCCTGGCCATAGTCCGCCAGCTCGGTGGCCTCGCCGACGGGCGTGGTCTGTCGGTACGAAATGACATCCGCCGAGGTCACGCGGTCGTCCACGGGGAGGATCTGCATGGCGAGGCTCGGCCCGAAGTCGACCTGGAACACCTCCGCCATGAGCTCTTCGAGCTCGAGGGCGAGAAAACCGGTCTCCCCGGCGTCGTGCCGGAGACCCAGCGGCCGACCGAAACGGCCAGAGCTGTCATCCTCGACGAAGCGATGCGCCATGACCTGCGCTGCCCGCTTGATCTCCTTCGCGAGATCTTCCTTGTATTGCTTGATCCAGTCACTCATATCAGCCTCCGAACTCGACGAGCGCCAGGCCGTCGGCTGCGGACTGTGTCGTGACGAAGCGCGCGTTATGATAGATGAAAAAGTTGGCGGCCGGC